GCCGGCTTAGGGAACTACTGTGATCAACAGTAGTAAACCGCTAGGTCCCACAAGGACCTGCTACAGGGACACGACGTACACAGGACTAGACCACATCTTCGGAGAAAATGTTTTCCCGCAGCGCAAGCTTAAGGAAGGCCTGATCAAAGGAGTCCACACTGCTAAATATAGCGTGTGATACAAGTGTACGATCAAATGGAAGCGATAGTTTAGGGAGATACTCGACAACCCTAGGCATAAGAGCCCAGTCATCTAAACCTTCTCCACCAGGACAATGACCCAGCCCGTACTTCCAGATAGACTCATTCTGTCGGCCCCAATCAATTTCCCTCCCTAAAGCACTCTTGGATATGAGTTTGCTTCGAGGAAGTTTGAAGAGGGCCTCCATAGCTAGTAAACTGTAAGTTTGCTGGTAATTGGATTCGATGGATTGATTAGTGGCGAACTCCGTCCGTACCAATGAGTAGTTAGACTCCTCCGCCCTAGGTGGCGGTAGACGTCCCATAACATATTCATGGACATGGATTAAACGCTCTGTTGGAGGTTTTGCAGGGGGGTGATCTTTGATCTTTTTCAAGATAACCTCCGCAATTCTGCGATCCTTCACAGTGCGCTGTTCGTCATTAGTTGGTTGAAGCCCGATTCCTCCTAGGAATTCAGGCATATACCAAGGAATCTGGTAACGCGTAAGTGCTGCATAGTTGTACCTAATAAAGGAACTATGACAACGCTCCCTCCAATCTTGGGGACACTTCTGGATAAGCTCACGGTGTAAGGAGCCCAACTCGTAGGTTGGCACTTGCACATCTCGTAGCCCGTTCTTAGTGTACCCCTTCAGGATGCCCATGTTGATATGGCTCACCGCCGTAAAGGAGGTCTGTCCTTTCTCATCCACTGACACATCAAACTCTTGTGAGTTGACAGTCATAAAGTGGCGAGAATAGTAAGACTTCCCGACGGAGAGTTCTAAACCGCATGCGGCAGCTATCTGGACCCAAGCCCTATAGCCCCTTTGGCCTAGCGCGAATGCGCAGTCGTCTCCATTGATCATGAGACGGGCCTCAGAGAGCTTCACTGGACGGTTGAGATCAATCTCGATAGCCCAGCGGCAGATAGCAGCATTGATCAGACAGAGTGCAACAAAGCTGCCCACAAAACCCATCGGTTGACCCTCTTCCTGCTTGAGACAAATCTCGATACCCGCATCATCGGTTCCTAAGAACCAGTTGTGGATCATACCTTCAAGGTATATTCGAGACATTATCTCATCAAGTTGGAGAGCCTTGGAGATTCCGTTGGACGCAGCTTCTGAGCAGAAACCCCTGAGCTTATTGGTAGCTTGTTGGTAGTCTCCACTATCGATGAACTCGCCAGGCAGCAAATATGGGATCTGCTTTTTGACGTACTCTGCCGTTACGGTCTGTCCGACTAGACGAAAGACTGGTAGGTTCTTAATATGTCTATGCACCTTCTGCTGGATAGCCTTGCAAACAAAACCTCTCGCCGCTGGCCCTAGAGAGATACCCCTTATTTTAAGAGGTTCTTTCAGGG